CTGCATACCTGTCGCAGCATTAGCGAAAGCGCCTGTACCAGCTTTCATTTGTGCATTTAGCTCTGCTACAGCGGCTTTTTGCTCGTCGGCAGTGATTATATCTTTCTTACGAGCTACAGCAAGATCATTCATCTCTTTAGTGTAGATGTTCATAGCGGTGTAACCCTCTACGAACTTATTCTTGAGACGCTCCTCTTCTTTGGCAACCTCAGCGGCAGCAGCAGAAGCAACTTTGGCCTCTCTGGCTTTCTGTGCTTCCATCCTCTTACTAAACGCAAGTTGCTGCTTGACGGCGTTTAAAGACCTCTTTTGTTGCGCTTCAACCTTCTTGTAAGCAGTTTCAAAGACAGAGGCAGAGGCTTTAGCGTCCTTAGCTACGCCAACAAGCTCTCTACGCATAACTTGTATGTCAGAATAGTCTGCAACAATCTTTAAGTCAGCCATTCGCTACCCCCATATAAACTGTATCAAGACGTTTAATTGCTTCTATCTCCCAAGGAGCAATAGGTGTCTCAGTCAGTTCCTTCCATGCTTTAATTTGTTCGTATGTTATCGGGTTAGGGCCAGAGAATCCAGCAGTTCTACTGTTGCTTAACGTAATAAAGGCAGACCAAACGTGAGCTAAAGACTGAGGAAATACTGTCGGGGGTTCCAGTGCTTCAGGTCTACGTCCAATCTGCCTTTCTACTTGCTCTAAGTGTTCACGCTCTGTAATGCCATCCTTGTCAGGTTTGTTGAGGTTGAACTGATGTTCAGACCACTCACACAACTGAGAAGTTAGGCTTTCGTAAAATCCAGAGAGTCAGCCAAGGCTCCCTCAATCTGGTCTTTAATCCAGAACACTTCGTCGTATAAATCTTTAGCCTTAGCGACAGTGAGTTCAGGTTTCTCACCACCGTAGGTAATGTTCCACTCTGCTGTGATCTTAGAGAGAAGCGTCAGGGTTGCTTCCTCAAGTTCTTGAGCGGTAATCTCTTGCTTCTTACCAGACTGCATAGCCTTAAGACGTTTGTTTGTCTGCTCGTGAAGTGCAGTTTTATGTACTTTAGAGTGGCTTGCGTACACTGTAATGGTCATCTCAGACTTGTCGTCATTCTTGAGAATGTCACCAGTGTTAGGGTGTACCAGCGTAACTTCTACAGTATCACCACTGGCTGGTTTAAGGTTCATTAAGTCCATGTCGAGTTTCCTTATCGGGGGGGTTTTATGATCTTTACGTCATAGCGTAAGTTTATGATCTTTACGTCATAGCGTAAGTTCGTGTCGGGTTGTGTTAGTGTGGAGACCCCCGACCCGACTCAGGAGCCTCCACGTACCTAGCTAGGTATCACGTTATGCTGTGCGTGTGATCTTAAGGTTAGTACCTTCTGTCGCATCATAGAGAGCAACAAAGGACATAGAAATCATACGGCTAGTTGGGCCATCGACACCAACATCAGCAGAGTTAATCTTGACTTTAGGGAACAAGAAGGTATAAGCGTTGCCACCTGTAGGATCGTCTACAGATACTTCAATCTCAGTCTCAGTCTCGTTCAAGAAGCGGTTAATCAGTGCAGCATCTTCAAAGTAAGCTGTCAGAGTGCCTTCTACTTCCGCACGTCCATACTCAAGGGAAGGCGCACTATCGTCACCAATCACAAAGGTAGGGGCAAAAGAGTTGGTCAGTGTGAAGTCTAGGCCAGTTACGATAGCTACGGCAGAGGAGCCGCCTACGTTACCGATGGAGATGTCACCTGAGTAAGCATCGAAAGGTGCAGCACCTGAAGCAGCGTCTTGTGTCTTCTCTGTGCCACTAATGGTCATGTCTTTACCGACCATACCGAAGGTAGTTGTTACCATCTGGTTAGGAGCAAGAGAGACGCCCATAGTGGAAACTGACAGACCTGTAAAGACACGAGCTTGGTCAATGTCAGCAGCATAGTCTTCTACGGAGAAGAACTTAGGTGTTGTGCCAACTTTAAGTACGTCAGTTGCCCATGTGTTGAGCATAGCTGATTCAAGCAGAGCATCATAGTCGCCATCACGAAGGTCAACCACAATGTCGCCAGCTACTTGACGGTTACCGTGACGGTCTACACGAGGCATACGGTCAGCTTGGATGTCGTTACCAGCTACACGGTCTTTAGTAAGGTTCAAAGAGTGAGTGCTGAAAGGAAGGTTAGTGAAGTTGCCAGCAGGTGTCGTACCAAACGTAGATTCTACGATGAAGGACAGGCTGGAGCGTGAACCCTGTGCAAAGGCCATATTGATTCTCCTAAGGGAAGTTATTTATAGATGTACCAGCCGATATTAACTGGGATCATGTAAAAGGGACCATCAATCTCAGCCTGTTCTCTTTCGGCATAACGGATGGATACGATAGTGCTACCTTGACTTACGTCAGTTGTGGCTTCAAAGGCTTCCATAATCTTGTCTGCAAGATCATCACCAGCGGAAGGGCCAACCCCCTCAGGGACATAACACTCAATTCTAAAGAGACCCTGATAATACATCTGTGGGTTAGTGCCACGTACAGCAGGTTCTCTGCGGGTAGGAATAAGTCGGGGTTTAACGTAGGATTGACCAGTTGTAGGGCTGAACTGCGCGTTCTCCCAGCCGATAGAGGGAATATCCGTAACCGTGCTAAGTTTAACCTCAAGGGCAGCACGAATGTCATCATATATGCTTGCCATTATCTGTGCCTATCTATTAATATAGCTTGAATTTCACTTGGGCTTAGACCTGTCCTCAACTTAGGGTTCTTGTTGATCTTACCTGCGTGAGGTGCGCCGTTAGTAATAGTGAAGCCAGACAGTTGCTCAAAATCAAAAGATGCGACCCTAGACATTAACCTAGACTTCTCTGACTCTCTTTTACCTTGCTTACTGCCCTCAGGCAGCTTGGGTCTACCAGCAGAACTACGAGAGCGTCTTGACCTTTCCCCACGAGGGTTAATCTGCCAACTCTCTACGAAAGCCCCTGTATCAACAGGCGAATAGTCCACAGCATCTGAGACAATCTCTGACGCCTTTTTCTTTATTTCGACCTCAACCTTATCGTTGATAGCCTCTATCTTTTTGAAGAAGGACTTTGCAACAGTAACCTGCATAACTTACTCCTCAACGTGACAGATGTAACAGACTGCACTACCACTAGAGAATATTGTTGTAACAGCCGTAATAGCTACAGTGTCACCATTGCCTACAAGTTGGTCGTCTTCATCAGGGGCGTGACCATCTAGTGCAGAAATAACACACTTACGTGTACCCTTGCGTATTTGGTCTACGTTTAAAGTCTCGTAGTTGTAAAAGTAACCTGTGACCGTGTAGTCAGTAGTGCCTGACCCATCAATCTCACCAGTAGCAGGATTGTAAGCACCACTCGTAGTAACTTTACGAAGGGTCAAGTCCTCACCAAAGTCTCTTACGAGGTTCAGCAAGTCAAAGGAGCGAAAAGACATGACCTACTCCTTATTCATACTCAGGTGTTTGATAGCTTGGAGGGTTCTTAAAACGGTCACGACGGAATGAGCCTTCTACACGGTTTGTGTTGGCCCGTACAGCTTCGATATTAGACTTAGTGATACCACCAGCTAGGACACCGACAGCAGCACCAGAAGTCTTACCCTGATACTCTAGGTTATCTGCCAGAGTGGAATAATGCTTCATAAGGTCAGAGTAGTCAGCCTTAAGTGCGCCATCTAGCTGCGTATTGACCTTACGTGCATACTGGGAAGAGATAGTACGAGCAACCCATCCAGCGGAATAGTATACATTGTTACCATTCTCAGAGAGAGCGAAAGTAATCTCTTCGTTCTGCGCTTGCTGGTCAAGAGTTTCAGTGTCACCAACTAAAAGTCTGACTGTGTTGAGACGACCAGAGGCCGTAGTTGTATCCAAATCTGTAGGATCGTATGACCAAGCCATTTAGTCGTCTCCAGTTTAATCGTTCAGTATCTTGTCTCGAATAACGTAAAAGTCTTCCGTTACCCAAGCGCTATTGTTTAAGAAGCGACGAATGAGACCACGTTGTTTGTCGTCAATCTTAGACTTCTTACACTTCTTAATATTATATTCGTTTGTGCTTGAGGTACGATCCTTAACTACTGCGTTAAGTAGGTTCACCAAGGTCTCTAGTTGCTTACCTGAGAACTCTGACAACCTGTCGCCAACCTTGCTCTGCACTTCTAATTCTTTGTTGTGGTATAAATAACCAGTGGCGTAAAGGATAGCTACTTTATCTTGGTCGATACTTTGCTCTAACCAGTTAAAGTGTTCGCCACGTTTCCAGTTCTTGCCATTAGCTGAAACTGGCATCTTAATAAAGACAGGCCAATCAACCTGCCAGCCCAAGTATGTTGGGTGCATAGGACTACTCCATTTGTAAGGATACTGTTATGTTCTTTTATAATTGGGTGGAACCCCAAGACTAATCTCAGGGTTCCCCGTTAGTATAAGTAGATTAAGCTACAACGTCTTCGAAGAAGTAACCCAAGTCAGCACCGACGACTTTCATGTCGTAGGACATCTTAACTTGGATGTGTTCTGCAACCTGCTGACGCTTAAGAGCATCGTCAGAGAAGCTCTCAACTGTAACACCAAGGTTGTTGACGCTTGGAATGTTGTTCCATGCGAATGTCAGACCAGCAGCAGGTGTCATAAGACCCGCAGAGCGTGGTGTGTGTACCAACAGTGCGTTCTTACCGCCGATGAAGGCATTAGCTTCTGCGACACCTTCGACAGCACCGTTCTTGACTGCTTCCATGACGTAGAAGTTCTCTACCTCAAAGATTTCAGCCAACTTAGCGTCTGTGATAAGCGCAGTGTTAGTGACTGTTGCGCCACCGTTCAAGCGAGCAAGTACGTCTGGGTGGTTAACCAAGATGTCACGAACTTCTTTACCAACAACCATTGTGTTTGGCTTGAAGCCACCAGAACCCAACTGCATTGTACGACGTGCAGTAGTTACGTCAGTCAATGGTGTGGAGTTTGTGTAGTCAGACCACAGGTTGGATGGTGTGTTGTCTGTACCCCAGATGCCAGCAGAGAAGAAGTTATCAGCGAACTGCTCTTCACGGTGGATCATCAAGCGGTTGACGATAGTCTGTGCGCCAGCAGCACGGATTTCCAACATAGCGTCTTCGTTAGCAAGTGTTTGCTCGTCGAAGTCCATGCCCAAACCAAATACGTCAGCAAAGTAGCTGTCGTTTGAGATTTCCATGCCGATGCGGTTTACTTCTGTGCGTGGTGCAAGTTTCTTAACATCACCAGAACGGTTCATGTTCGCACGGTCATAGATGTAATACTTGTCAGACTGACGCTGCACACCAATAGTTGGGAATACTTTGTCAGCGATGAAGTTTGTTTGCTCTTGAACGTAAGCGAGTGTCAGGTTCGAAAGCGGCTGGTCAATATGAACAGCAGAGGGAGTCAAAAGAGGCATTATATTATTCCTTTATATGCTAGGTTAGGCAGGTACTACGTTGCCGCCTTGGATCAGTTCGATCTCAATGATCTGACCGTCCACACCAGCTTCACGGGCATAGCCCATAACGACATCACCAGTTGCAGCAGCAAGTGCCGCACCGTCTGCACCAGTCTGTACAGCAGCACCAGCAGCAATCGTGCCACCAGCTTCAACCATGACGGAGCCTGAGACACATACAGTCACAGCAGCACCAGCAGCGCCACCTACTAGGCAAACACCGATAGCGTTTTCACCAGCAGCGTCAGCAAGGTCAACCTGACCGTCAGCTTCAAGAGTTACGAATTTGAATTGTGCGGCAGAGAGGTCTTCGCCAGCGATGAATGTGCGGTTATCACGAGATTGCATAACAGCCATGATTATTCCCCTTTATAGGATTTGTTTACAAGTGTTTTGCCTTCGTCGGTCTTCGCTACAGCAGCGTAAGCCTTGGCATAATCACTCTTTTTGAGTTGGTTGTCGTCCATGTAGGACTTCACGAGAGCATCCAGTTTGTCAGCAGCGGTAGCGAACTCACCGTCTACATCGGACTTACCAAATTCTTGCATGGCAGCTTCAAATGCAGCATCAGCCGCCTTAAGTGCTTCCATAATAATTTCTTCGTCTGCAAACTTAGCCACGAGGGACTTAGCAACAGTAATATCAAAGTGTGGGAGAGCTTCACCAGCACGTTTCGTAAGCTCAACGTCAGCCTTCTCAACAGCAGCTTCTTCAAGTGCTTTGAGGACTGGCGCAGGAATGTCGCTTTTAGCAACCATCTCACCAGAGACTTCCATCATCTCAGCTTCAGCTTTCTTTTCGATAGCATCAGACTTGATAATGTAGCCGTTGTCGATGAGACCTTTGCGAAGGCGCTCGTTCTCAGCTTTGAGTGTTTCTACGTCAGCCTTAAGGGCATCAAGGTCGATCTCTTCGGCAGTAGCTTCTTCTGCGGACTTTTCCATCTCAGCAGCTTCAGCTTCTTCCTGTTTTTCCATGTCGTATCCAAGAGCCTTCATAGCCTCTTCTTTACCACACGCTTTCTCTTCCATGTACGCCTTAACCTTGGCTTCCATTTCATCAGTCATTTTAGTAATTTCCTCTTCGGAAGTGTCACGCTTGAAGAGGCTAACCATTGCCTGTGCATTGGCAGGGCGATCTACGAGAGAAAGCTCCTCAAGGTGCAAGTTTTTTAGGAGATTAGGCAAGTTAGATTTCCTCCTTCATAGCACGTCCACCAATAGAGAACGCAGCGAGTTCACCAGACTTAACCATATCCCAGATTGATTCATCGAATACTTTGTACGCGACAACCCACCCTTCGCGGTCAGACTGGATACCAAGAGCATCACCAATTTCTTTAGTGATAGGGAGGGAATGAACAACAGTTCCTACTTGCTCCCCTGTGTGCATAGCCTTGCCGACCCGCACATGCTCCATAAATTCGTTTACAGCTTTCACAAGAGTGTCAGCTTCGATAACATCCCCTTGACGGTCTACTACAGCTTCACCCTTTTCGGTTACAACTGAAGCCCAACCGTAGACCATACGCTGTTCGTCGTCGGTCTTAAGGATTTTACCTTCAATACTTTTTGTCATGTCACCCACCGATGTATTCGCTTCCCACATACGGCATGACCAATAACCAGCCGTTGTCTTATCTTTCTTACTGTCGCATGAATGACGGGAGCGAAAGTTGGCACGAGCCTTGGGGTCATCACGACGGATTTCCATGTTAGGATCACCGAAAGTAACTCGTTTGACCTTACTTCCGTCCATGACAAAGACTTCAAACTTCTTATTGCCACCTTTAATACGACGTGGCTTGTTCAGAGTGACTTTTTCACCTTGATACTCAGCCTTAGCGAAGTCTTCCTTGAGTATCTCAGCTACGATAGCTCTGAGAGCCTCTATACGGTCCACTGAGGGGTCTTCTTCATCCTCTTCGCCACGGTAGTAGCTTAAGTACTCCTCATGGCTCTCTGCGGGCATATAAACTGCCTGACCATCATAGTCGTGAACGTGTACCTTCCCCTCAAGACCCATGTCCATGCTACGGGAGACAGCTTCAGGTTCTGTAGTGAAAATGTCGTTGGCATATTGTGCCTTGGCGACAGACTTCTTAGTTGAAGAGGGGTGTCCTGAGGGGAGAAGGTCTTTATCGTGATTGGCTGACTTAGAGCCGCTTACGATCTTAAGGAAACTGTTGACACGAGCCATAGCCCATTGCTCAGGAGACTTCACGTTAGGACGAACACTTGAGGGGTTAGTCTTGTAAGCGCCAATGCCACGGTCATACACAGCTTGAAGCATCCGCATAGTCACCTTATGCTTAGACTTCTTGTTGTGGGCTTCCATCTTATTCTTGAGGCCAGTCTTTGACATTATCCGACAACCTTTGCTAAGTATCCTTTGAAACTTCCGAATACGACAGCACCTTGAGTGCCAGTCTCGCAAGTAACTCTTATGTCTGCGTTCTTGGGGATGATAATACAGGGGTCTAGGTCAATCTGCCATGATCCACCAGTAGAGCTTGCACTAACAGCAGCACCTTGACGGAAAATCCCACCTGCGGTTCTTACTTCAAGGTAGAAGTCAACACTTGCAGCCTGTTTGTTAGACACCGAACCAAAACCACCAGTCATAATGTAGTAGTCTTCGTTACTAAAGGTTGTTGCAGCCTTGAAGGACTGTTGAAACCCTTGTGGGATGTGTGAGTGGACTTTAGTGCTGTCTTGTGGTACACCAGCTACAATAGCTGTATCCTCATAAACATATACCCCACCGACCAACTCTGTACCATTATCGTTGTATGCTCTAGACACACGAGCAACTGGCGTAGGAAGAGCAACCCTGTTCTGACCATTAAGGCTGACAGTCTGTGTCATAAAGGTAAACTTCTGATCTGTGCCAGTTCCTTCTACTGTGTGACACTCAAGGTAAATCTCTTGGGTATCAGCAGCATTGGTAGAGGAGATACTATCAATCAGGTTGTCGTTTACGTAAGTCTCTTGTCCACCATATGACCAGACAGTCTCAATCGTGTCAGCAGCTAGTTCAGCAGACTTACCAAACTTGAGGAGGCTCTTAGCCTTCTTGTCAATAGAGACGACATCACCAAAGGTAGATTGTATCTCACGTTCAGCTTGAACGAGACGACCATCTGGTACTTCGTATATTCGCCTGTTCCAACCACCAAACATCTGCTCTATTTCCTCAATCTCTTTTACAATAATTGCATTAGGGTCATCAGCAGTCCCGACTACAGGAGGCTTGGTTCTAATCCTAGTTGCTACCAGAACGTGATTCTGGCTTAAGAGGGTTTCACTAACCTCTACAGCCCCAGTTAAGATGGGTGTAGCTGATATAGACTCTCCCTCAGTTATAGAGATAGAGGGTACATCTGGTTCAGCGGAGGTTATACTGTCAGCATCAAGTCCATGATTTTGAACTAGAGACAACGCTGGGACAGTAGGATTGCCTAAGACAATATCTGATGGTGTTAGGCTGTTGTCTTGGACCAGAGACAACGATGGAATACTTGGGTTACCCGTTACTACACTGTTTCCACCTAGAACTACAGATACTTCAAGTGTAGGCTGATTTACAGTAAGAGGGGCTGTAACTATATGGTCCGCAGATAAATCGTCAATACCACCAGCATCAAATAAGCCACTCTTGTCGTCAAACAGACCTATTTGGCTGTCAAATAACCCTGCCATGACTTAACCCCTATTAAACAGGGTCGGGAATACCAATAGTAAACGACCCTAACGAGAATGTGTTACCAGTGGCGACAGATTGACTTGTAGTAAGAGAACCAGTAGCTAGTAACCGACTGTTAACCGTGTCAACAATCGCATAGTGAGTTGCTGTGCCTGTACCTGTGACTGAACCGTCAGAAATAGCAGCTACTACCACTTCACGACCACCACCAGCACGATCAGAAGGGGCAGCAATGCTCAGAGTAGTAGAGTCACCTAAAGCAAACGTAGCGTTGGCTCCCGTGTAATCTACTGCCTCTTGGGATGTAATGAGGATTTTGTCAGCTTCAGTATCAAGGATAGACAAA